CATAGTAACTCCTTTGGTTGGAGTAACATCCTGGGGCCAGAAGCTTAATCGATTTTTCGATTAAGCTTCCGCCCCGATGGATGTTACTGTTAACGGTTTTTGCGATCCTTCTTGATCGCCTTGATGATGTCGGCCTTACGGTCGGCCCCGATCAGGTCAACGCTTTCGCGGTCTGCGATCTCACGCAGCTCGTCCACGGTGTGGCTCTCGAGTTCTCTGCTCTCCTCGTCGCCATTCTCACCGCGGCCTTCGCGGGTTGATTTTTCGGCAGCCTCTTTTTCGAAGGCTTCCCGTTCCTCGATCACTTTGCCCTTCTCTTCTTGGGCTTTGGCAAAGCTCTCATGCTCGGACTCGAAGAAAGGCTTCGGCTCTTCCCCGCCAACCATGAACGGCCCCGGGCCACTGCCGCCCGGAAGCGCTTCCACAATGCGGATGCCAAGGATGTCAACGGGCATCGGCAATGGGCAGGACGTTAGCCTGTAGTAAAGCGCGCCGCCTTCTTCATCTCCATAGACGAACGGAATCCGGCTCGTCTGGTAAGTCACGAAGCGCTTGTTCTTCGCGTCCTCCAGTTGGGTGAAAGCGCCGTAAACGATCTTGTTCTGCACGTTGGTCGAGAGCAGCATGACGAAGTCCGGCGGGATCATCGGGAAGAGTGTCCCCGCATCATCCTCGAAGTATTCGTGATAACTGTAGCACTCCATCCCGGGCACCATGGCGAAGCGCACCACCGCGTCGCTCTGGATGACAGGTTGGATCGTGGCCATCTCAATCCGGCGATTGTCGAGCAGGGTCTGCACCGATGTGTTGCGGATAAAGACGGCCTGCGCGTTCGCTCCAAAAAGAGCCACGTTCGGGCTGATGCCGGAAAACTTAATCATGTTCAGCCGCGCCCGTTCCAAGTCAGCCAAGGGATCACTGCTCGCTTGGTCCCACTTGATCGCCACTGTCTCATGGTTGCTCGCGGTGCCTGCGCCCGCTCCGAAACCGTAGTCGAGGAAACTGATGACGTAGGTGTAACCGTTCTCGGCTGTGACCGTGATCTTGCCGTTGACCAGGACTTCCCGGCACATCCATTCCTCGCGGCGAGTAATGGCATTATCCAAGAACTCGCTGTCATCGGCCAGCAGCTCGGCGGCCCGATCGGCTTCCGTCCGGCTGGAGTAGATCGTCTCGCCGGGGAGACGCGCCTCGAGATCCGGGGTGCGGAGAGCGCGCACTGGCGCAATCCGCGGGGCTTTGAAGAACCGAGTCTCAAAGCCCTGCCGTTCCATGACTTTGCCGCCAATTAGGGGCGCGACGAAGGGAGCCATCTTCCGGCGGCCTCGACGGAAATCGAACTCGATGTTCGAGGTGGGCGGATAATCGCGACCTCTGAAAAAAGTGTCGCGCAGAAACGTGTAAGCAATCGGGCCAGCCTCAAAAGCTGAGAGCAGCGTCCGCGTGCTGTAGTTGGGATCAGTAATCATAGGATTTTGTTTCTCTTTCTAATTGGCTAAGGCTACGGGCTGATCGCGCCGGTCGGGACCGACGGGTCGAGGAAGATGTTTTGGTCACGCAACCTCTGGATTGCCGCCACACTTAGTGGTGTCGGGCTTAAGCCCTGACTCCACGCATTGGCATAATGAATCTGCCGGATGTTGAATGAACCCGTGAGATAAATCCCAACGGTTGTGTCCGTGGGATTGGAGACGGTATCCGGCAGGTCCGCGATGATCCCGGCCAGGATCGCATCGTCTGCCGCGAGAGCAGGCAGGACGGCTGTCTGACCAGCGTTGAACTTCACGAGATAGCCCGGCAACATTTTTGCTAGGACTTCGGGCGCTGCATCCGTGAACGGATAGCGCCTCGGGATCAAGCCCGGTGTGTCATCATGACTGAGCAGGTTGAGCGCTGCCCAAGAACCTTTGACTGGCATATATTTATTTTCCTTTCGGTTGGTTGGTGGATTTGGTTAGTTGCGGCTGTGGGCCGCGTGCGTGCGGTTCAAGCGATTGCGCTCAATCCGCTCCTTGACTTTGTTTTTCAAGGCGTCAGCGAAGGCGTTGTCCTTGTCGAGGCCGCCATCAGCCGGCGGGATGCCGTCAAGCTGGCGAGCATCGGCCCGCCGTCCGCTTTGCGCTTGCGCCTGATCCATCGCGGCCATGACATCCTCGAAGATATCCGCGGCGGTCTTACCGCTCTGGATAGCTTCGGCCACGATCTTGTGCGTGGCGGGACGATCAAGCTTTTGCAGTGCGGCAATCCGAGCGCGCTCGGCTGCAATGCCATCGTCGTAACTGCCCGCCGGTGTTGGTTGCGGCGGCACCTGTCCCGGCGGCACGGGCTGCGGCGGTGTTGGTGTTGGACTTGGTCCAGGCGGCGTTGTGCTGGGCCTAGGCGGTGTTGAAGGCGTTGGCGGCACATGCTCAGGTGGATCGGTGGATTCGCCGCCACCTTCGGCATTGCTTGGGATCATTACTTTTTTCTGCATTGGTTTTCTTTCTTTGTTGGTGGCGAGGTTCGCCGGGATATTGTGGAAACGGGAAAGATCGAATTGATGGCCGTCAAATTCATAGCGGTTATCTCCGAGCGCTGCGGCTGCTTTAACTACGCCTCGGACTTCATCGGCAAAGCCAAGTTCCACGGCTTGCTCAGGGTCGAACCAACTTTCGGCCTCTAACATTTCGCGGATAGAGTTGCGGGTTTGGCCAGTTCGCTTCTCGTAAATGTTAATCATGGATTCGGTCACCGTGTCCAGCGCGCCCGCGACGCTCCGCATATCCTTGGCGTTACCCATGACGAAGCCGCTCGGCATGTGAATCATCATCGTCGCATTGGCCCGAATGAAAATCTTGTGGCCCACCATGGCGATGATCGTCGCCGCGCTCGCTGCGATGCCATCAACATAAACGTGCTTCGTGCTCCGATGATCGGCCAGCCGCGAATAGATGGCGCTGGCTTCAAAGAGCGAGCCACCCGGAGAATTGATGTGGATATCCAAGCGCTTGACGCTGCTTGGCAACTTGGAGAGATCGCGGGCGAAGCCTTTGGCCCCAATCTCGCCCATGTCTTCCCAGTCGCCGATCGGTGCGAAAACGAGCAGCTCGGCGCTGTCCGGCTCGCCTTCAGCGGCACAGATGAATCTGTAAAACTCAGTCATGATGTTATCTCCTGCTTATGATTGATGGTTCACTGATGATGAGTCTGTTCGCTGGTTGTCCGGGGAATCGGCGCGGGCCTTCCGGATCGCCTTGCGGTTCGCCTGGCCCGCCCGCCTTGCGGTAAGGCGGATAGATAAGGTCCGCCTCTTCGAAAGCTGCTTTCTCCGTCGCGCTCTGCCGGATGTTATCGCGGTAATCGCTCCCGTTCAGTTCCATGGCTTCGCGCTCGATGGTCGAGAACCCGCACTTCACTTTCTCATCTGCGGCCGCAACCTCTTTCAATGGGTCGAGTGAACCCGCGCTGCTCCCACTCCAGACGCAGCGCAAGAGAGCGCGCCGCACATATGGATCATTCCAATCGCCCGTGAAGCCTTCGATCCGGCCCATGGCTAGAGCATCCGCCAGCCATTCCTCATAAACCGGCTGCAAGAACTGGTCGACCATGAGCGTCCGATACTTCCTGACTCGCTTCCAGAAGTCGAGCAGGGCCGCGCGGGATGCGCTGTAGCTCGCGTTGTATTGCTTGAGCAGAACCTCGTAAGGTATCCCGACCGCGGCCCCGACGAATTTGGCCACCGCAATGGTGAAATCACCGAACGTCGAAGGCGGCTGAGTCGGCTCAGAGAAGTGGACTTCGTGCCCCGGGCGCATGAAGTTAACGATTCCCGGACCCAGCTGGACGTTATACGGATTAAGAGAGAAGACTTCTGCCCTCTGCTCTTCGGTTAAGAGCGACTCGAAAATAGCTGGATCCGGAAATTCGCTCGTGATAAAAGCCGTGAAGTAACTCTGGATGACCGCGCCGACGACCGTTGCGTCTACGTATCGGCCCATCTGTTTCAGGAGTTCCAACCCTACAGATAAGATGGGCACGCCCCGACGTTGCTCCGGTCGCTCGGCGCGGATGAGGAAAGCCATGTTCCGGCGCCCGCTTTGTCTGCCGAAAGGCTCGATGCGATGAGTGTCCCCCGGCAGGAACGGACCGACAGGAGTGATGGAGAGCGGATGTCGGCCCGCGAAGTGATAGGCAAGGAGTTCGCCTTCATCGCTTAGTTCCACGCCGGAGAAGATGTTTTTTCGCGGGTCGACTCCGACATTCGGATTGACGATCCGGTCTGCTTCCAGCACGCGCAGCTTTAACTCGAAGAGCCCGCCTGGTCGCGCCTTCAAGGGAAAGAGAATCGGGCAGTCGCCGCTCAGCAGCATGGATTGGAACGCCACATGTTGCAGGATATAAAACGAATGCTTGGCCTCGAAGTCGCATTCCCGCGGGTCGCAGGCCCACCAATCAAACTTGGTCGCCAGTTCCTGGTTCAGCTTGGAAGTCTGTTCGGAGCTGAGACCGAGCGCTTCGCCATCGACCTTGGGCGCAGGCCTGAGTCCTTCCCCGATAACGCTGGTATCCAGAGTTTCAACCGCGCCCTGCGCCAAAGGTATGCCCATGAAAGCGTCCCGCGAGCGCTCACGCAAAACCTGAACGTTGCGGCCAATGTCCGCATCTGCATCGCCCCCATGCCAGAGCCAGCCTAAAAGCGAGTTCTTGCCCGTGTTCGCGCCATACTGGCCGTAGCCGCTCGGGCTGCCCCAAGTTGACCCTGGAACAGATTGATTGCGGAAGTCGGAACGAAGCGGGCGACCGGCGGCATCGACCAGAACGGGCGGGGTTGCAGAGTGACCGTTGCGCTTGCCGTTGAGGAGAGCTTTAGACATCGCGCAAGACTACCCGGAAAGCCGTGTCCCGGCCCGTGACAGAACTGGGCGGCGCAGGGATGCCGCAGTATAACTCGACCATCTTGGTCCAGTAGTCGATGGAGTTCATTTGTTCAGCAGCTGTGCGATAGCGGACCCATCTCGTGCCGATGCCATAGCCTTCAACGCCGCTTCCGATCGCAACCAAGCCGTCGAGAGCTTTCTTCAATCCATCCTGCGCCCACTCACAGGTAAAAGGTTCGAGCACAATCACAGCTACGACCTCATCACCTTGAGGTGCGGGCACTGGAGTCGTGACTATGATCGGAGGCACTGTTGGCACGCTGCCGAGAGTAACAGCTTTACCCACAGGAATAAACGAGTATAAATTGCGGCCGTGAAAAAACTTATTGCACTGCGTCGCCCGGTTGGTCGGCCCCGGGTTGGTGACTGCCGGATTGAGTTCACGATTCCGCGCGCTGTCATGCAAGCTCTGATTGACCGGGAAGAAAAGACCAAGGTCTATCGCACGCGCCTCGCTGCAAATGTTTTGTGCGACTGGGCCAGCCGAACGACTGGGCGCGCCATTCAGGCTTATGATTTGGCCGGCGCGGAGAAGGGGCCGCTGTGATATCCCCGAAAGTAGCGCGCTTTCTTCTTTTTATCTGCATCTGGGCCGTCGGTCTCGCCGTCATTGTCACACTCTTCGAAAAGTGTGAAGGTGCTTGATGAAAAATCGAGGACTGCTGGAGCAACTGAGTCAGCGTTTGACCACTCGGGGCAAATACAAGGATCGTCCGCTCATTGTGGCTCATCTGCTCGGCGGCGCGAACGGCGTCGACTTCAATGTCACTGACGACAAAGAGATCGAGCGCCGCGTTACCCTCGCTCTCAAGTATGAGCGCGAGATCCGCCGACAGCTTTCACCCATCCCTGACCAAGCTTAATCGAAAAATCGATTAAGCTTCTAAACCGCGCTCCTCGCGTCCTGATGCGCGCAGAGCATCAAGAGAGCGCTCTGAGCATAAAAACCGCAGGATGATAGCAAAGCGCTCGTTTTTCGCTGCTTTCTGAGCGCTCAAAAGATCGGTTTATTCTGCGCTCCGAAGCTACCCTGCGGTTTCTTGCTGCTCTGGCGTTCCATCATCGACCCTTGCACGCCGAAGTTTGATTGCTCGGGGCGGCCGTCGCTTGTTGTCAGCGCTTGCAAGAGATCGCGCCCCATTTCGTCCAGCCGGATTCCCGTGAGCGGCATGGCCAGCGCCGCCAGCGCATAGTTGCGGCAGTCGAAGGGTTCGTTCCGTTGGCTCAGTAACTTGGCCCACATGTAAGTGCGGAAACCCATTTTGGCTTTAACGATGCGCCGCTCGGCTGTCAGACCGCGAAAGTATTCCTCATCGTAACCCCGACAACTATCTTCGTTCGGCGCTTTCGGAAAATGGCAGTAGCCGGGGCCTTTGGCGTTTGTAATCAGCCGATTGACGATCTCTTCTTTTCCTGAGTCCACCCCAATGATGACGAGCCGCGCCCGATTGCTTTTCGTGAAAGTGTTCGCGCTCTTGATGAAAGGTTTCCCCAGCCCGCCCTCACCCTTGATCGCCATGCAGCGCGGCTGGCGCGGTTTGGTGTAGGCGTAAACGAAGTCGCTCGCATAGCCAGAGTCCACGGCCATCTTGCGCACCCGCATTTTTAAACCGTCGTGAGTTGTGAAGATCCGCTTGTAGACCGCGTAGTCGAGCAGGTCCCAGACTTCTTGCTCCCGCGGGTCGCCATCGATCAGGCCGAACTCTATGCCCCAACTCTCTCTCCCTTTAGCCCAGCCGACGATCTCGTAATAGAGCTGCCGGTCGCCAACGTCGACGCCGGCTGTGAGCACGAGCACGCCTTCTGGTATCTCACCCGAGTAGACTTCGCGGCGCTCATTGTAGAGATCGATCTCAACCTTCTGCCCTGTGTCATCGTGCAGCTCGCCCAGCCGGGTATTGCGGAAAGCTTTGAGCGGTTCGATGTCGCCTTCCTCATTGGCTCGCACCGCGCGGATGAACTCCGTGACCAGTGTGTCCCATTCGATCCAAGGGTTATAGAGCCCCGAGAGATAGAAGCCGCGGCTCTTGATGACCCGCCCCCGGCTGTCCTGCGGATGATGAGCGCGCCATTCGCCCGTGCCCATCAACCAGAGGTATTTCTCGAAGTGACCGTTGCACTCAAGGCAGCGATGGGTGTAGTCGTCGAAACGAATCCGATCCCAGTTCAGGATTTGCTGCATCCCGCACTTTGGGCAAGGGAGATACCAATGCTCTTGCGTGCTCTGCGCCATCTCTCGCTCAACGTGACTGACGCCCTTGATCCCCGGGCTACTGACAATGACAATCTTGCGATTCCAGAAGGCGCTCGTGCGCGCTATCGCTAACTGCAAGGGATTGCCTTCTGTCCCCGCGCTCGATGGATAGCGGTCCACTTCGTCAAGCAAGACCACGCGCACCGGCCGCCCTGAGAGCGACGCGGCTGAGTTCGCACCGCCCAGCGCCACATACCCGCCTTTGAATCCTTTTCGGCGCAAGGTATTGGCTGAGTCCCGGCTTTTGGAATCGCTTATTTTGCCCCGCAGTCTCGGCATGTCGCGCAGCATCGGAGCGAGCCGATCAGTCGAGAAAGCTTCCGCCAGCTCGATCGTCGGTTGCACGACCAGGATGGGACAGGGGTCCTCGTCGATGAAGTAACCGACCGGGTTCAGGATGGCGCTGTCTGTGCAGCCAACCTGGCTCGCTTTCTGCACAATGATGCGCTCTGTCCCGGTGTCAGTGATTGCGTCCATGATCTCTTTCTCATAGGGCGCTTTGGCCGTCACCCATTGCCCGGGTTCGGCGCTCGATTCACTGGAGAGAATCCGGAACCTGTCCGCCCACTCCGAGAGCGGCAGCTTGCTCGGTGGCTGTAACAGGGTCGCGAAGGACCCGAGGTAAGCGGTCGTCCGCTGAAGCCAGCCCGCTTTCTCGATACTCTCAGAGGCTGAGAGTTTCGTCGCCGTCGAGCGCTGGACCGGTCGTTTCCGCCGCAGAATTTTCTTTGCCATTCAATGCTGAGAGATCAACGCCCTGTTCCGCGAGCCGGGCCGCTGTTTGCTGAGCGAACATCTGCGGGTCGTAGCCTGATAGTTCTCTCAAACAGAGGACGATCTCGCCCATTATTACGTCATAAATCTCAGAGAATTTTTTCAGCCCAACCAGTTTGCGAGCGATCCGCGACGGGATGGCGAGCACCCGTTGCTTGAAAAAGGTCAGCATGTTGGTCATGACAAACTCGACATCGCTCGCCTCATGCAGCTGGCCCTTGTATTGCCGCAGCCGCAGATTGCTCATCTCGACCTCATTCGACAGCCTTTGATTGCGCAGCGCGGTCCACCGGCTCTGACTCGCGTCATCGAGTTTGGAAAGCCCCTTCAAATACCGGCAGTAATCGCGCACGCTCAACAGATTGTAGCGCCCTGCGATCTCGTTCCCATCTTCATCCCGAGCGCGCGACAGAACACCATCGTTCGTCAGGTTGCGGACATGCCTCGGGGTAATATCGAGCAGCTTGGCCAAGGTCGTCGTGTCCAAATTTTGTGCCATTTTTTTCCTCCCTATTTTCTTACCAGTTTCTACCCGAATTGATCCGGATTAATTCTGGCACCCTTAGACCGTTTCCCTCGCTCTGCAA